TGTATACACTTGGTAAAATAAATGTAAATAATTATTTGCATATGGAAGCAGCCAAATTAGCTACATGCGCTCAGGTTGAGTTTTGGCAAGCGACAGGAGACCCCTTGGGCGTGCTGTCGATGTTCGGTAGCTTGTCTTTGGGAAGTTTTTCGGCTTCGCTAGGAAGCACACAAAACTCACTATCTAACATGCCGCTTGCACCACGAGCATACCAAGCATTGTTCATGGAGGGTTTACTTTACGCAGGTGTTGATATAAAATGATACCCAAGATGCTACTTATTCATAAGATAGTTGTAAAGGAATATAAAGGCAATGGGCCTTACGGGCCTTTATTCGACGATCCTTATGAAGCACAATGTTACTTTGAAAAGAAACACGAGCTAGTAAGAGACTCGACTGGACAAGAGATCGTATCAAGCGCACGTGCTTTCATGTCTTCTGACTATGAACCACCTCCAAAGAGTGTTATCACTTTTGAGGGTGAAGATTATGAAGTTATCACTTCAGCAAGATTCGATAATCCTCTAGCCCACTCCAAACCACATCACACCGAGGTAACGCTAAAATGAGCACGACAATGAGATGGTACGGCGACGACGTCACAAAGAAGATTCGACAAGCTCAGATCAAAGCGTTGAGAGATTCCGCTGAACATATCCTTACTGAAGCGAACAAAACCAATCCGTACCGAGAAGGAACACTCGAACGATCAGGAAGCACTGATGTTGACGAAGAGGCTATGCAAGCATCCGTCTATTACGATACCCCTTACGCGATCAAGGTACACGAGGAGCCGGGCCTTGAATATACCGATCCCAAGGCGCGCTGGAAGTGGCTTGAAATGACGGTCAAGGAGCAGGTAGACAATGTGCGTGAGTATATCCGGAAACGTTTGGAGGATGCGCACAAATGAACATCATAATAGAGGTCATGCAATATCTGGCAAGCAACGGAATTGTGGATTACAGCACGACAGGCGGAGCCAATAATGTCTTTATGGGCCGTTTGCCAGCTGAACCATCTACCGCTGTTGCTGTCAATCCGTCAGGTGGATACGGAGCATCAATCAAGCATGCTTACGACACGCCCACCTTGCAGATACTAGTCAGGGGAACGGTAGATCCTCGGACTGGATACGAAAAGGCGATGGAGATATACGATGCACTTCATGGGTTTGGTGGTGGTGCTTTTGTACCAGGAGGACATTGGGTTGTAAAATGTGAAGGTATACAAAGCGAGCCAGTTTATCTTGGCGAAGATGACAATGGACGGCACATGTACACATTAAACTTTGCACTAGAGGTCAAGCGACCTTCTAGGCATAGAAAATAAGATAGGGGGGGTTATAAATGGCTTTAACGAGAGTGTTAGCAAGAGAATGGAAATTAGAGGTTGAGGACGAACTTGGTGCGTTTCAGGAAGTAGGCGGTATAAATACTTTTTCGTTTGGTGGCAGCAAGACAGATGCTGATACGACTGGGTTCGACAGCGAGGGATGGGCTGAGCATCTTGTTGCAGAACGCAGCAGGACGCTGACCATGGAAGGGTTCTACATTGAGGACAAAGACACTGGCGCGAGAGATCCCGGGCAGGAAATAGTAGATGGACTTGCTGAAAAGATCGGTGAGGAAGCGATAGGGAACTTCAGGCTCACATCACCGGGAGGAACAGTCCTGACATTCAGTGGTAGTGTGGAACCTGCTGATATTGGTGGCGGACATAACGACGCCACAAGCTGGGGAGCGACAATCACTATCAATGGCAAAGTGACTAAAAGCTGATAGGGGAGCTTGCGATGAGTAGCAAGTATAGGGACTTCGACGCATTCTTTGCTGAAGCACATCAGGAGAATATTACATTCAAGGTGAAGGGACGTGAATACACCGTCCCTCCTTCTCCTTCTCTTGGTGCTGTAGTGCGACTCGACAAGATACGACGCAATAAGGGCATGGAAGGGGCACTATCAGAGCTGGAGCTTGAGCAAATGGGAGTCGACGTTTTAGGCAGAGAGCAATTCGACCAGATGATGGCCGACGGAGTGACGATACAGGAATTTGAACACATCTTTGAGTGGATATGGAACCTTTACAAAGGCGTAGAACCAGAGGACGAAACAAACGACGGTCAAAAAAAAACGAACAAGAAGCGGTAGACATCATCGAAAAGTGGGGATTGATCGAAGCTGACTTTCAACGAGAGTATGGCATAAACTTGGTTAAAGAATTAGACACTTTGTCTTGGCGCAGGTTTCTTACTTTGCTTGCAGGATTAGGAATGAACAGCACACTTATAAACGTTATCAGTCAAGCTAAACAACCTAAGGAGCATATCATAGAGGATCCAGCATTGGCAGAGCGAGCAGTTAAACAAGTGTGGGGGGTGTAGCAGTGGCGCTCAAGGTTGGGGAGCTATATAGCACACTTGAATTAGATGCAAGAAAGTTTAACCAAGGGATTGCGGCGGCACAAACGCAAGTGAAAGGCATGTCAACCATGCTAAAGGTTGGACTTGCAGGTGCTGCTGTTGCCGCTGGAGCCGCTCTCTATAAAATGGCGAAGACGGGACTTGAAAATCTGCGCGAACTTGACGACGCCACCAAGCAATTTCAGGTCGCCACTGGTGCATCCGCTGCAGAAGCAGAGAAAGCGCAAAAAGTAATACAAAAGCTTTATCGTCAAAACACTGACTCATATGCTGAGCTTGGAGCAGCTGTAACGAGATTGCAGCAACGTTACGGTGACTTAGGAGACGACCTCGAGAAGCATACGCAATCCTTTCTTGATTTCGCAAAGGTAACTGGACAAGACACTACACAAGCAATCGATGACGTCACAAATATATTGCTCGCATTCAATAGAGAACTTGAAGATGCTGTGCCGTTAATGGACAGCTTACTTGCTGTGTCGCAAACAACTGGAGCAAATCTATCGACGCTTCAAAGAGCACTAGCAGAAGCAGCGCCAGCGATGGTTGCATTGAACATCCCACTTGAGGAAGGTATAGCGTTGCTTGGTCATCTCGAATCACGTGGTGTCGGAGCAGATGCTGCTGTTCGAGGGTTACGCTATGCAATGCAGGCGTTGGAGAAGCCTACGAAAGCGCAAATGGAAGCGTTAGACACACTCGGTATAAAGTTTGAGGAACTCGAAAACGGAGCGATCAAGGTATCAGAAGACGCCTTTCCAAGGTTATTGCAACGACTAAGTGAAGGTAATTTGTCGTCAAGTGAAATGACAGCCGCTTTGGAAATACTCGGGAAAATGGCAGGTCAGGAAATGGTACGGGGACTTCAGGGCGGCGAGGAAGGCATCAAGGCACTCATGGAAACAATCAAAGAATCAGAAGGTGTTGTCAATGAAGCATCGGAGGTCTATGACAAACAGCTTGGCGAACGGTGGGAACTGATTCGGAGGCAATACCTGGTCCCGTTCATGGAGTGGATGGGAGACAAACTGTTGACAGTGCTGGAAAGTGTCGCGGCCTTCATAGAAACATGGGGGCCCCGAATTGTCGCAGTGTTTGAGACTGTAAGTGCTGCTATCGAAAAGGTAGTCGCTGCGATAAGCAACGTGTTGAGGAAAACTCAGGAAATGTATGAAGGCGGCAAAAATGCCATTGTTTCATGGGGAGAGGGGATAAAAGCAGGGGCATCAAGTGCTGTTGAGGCGGCGCAAGGTGTCGCAAGCCGGGTGGCTAAGTTTTTCATAGGCGAATCGCCGCCACCGGAAGGACCCCTTTCTACCATCGACATTGGTGGCCAGCGACTAATCGAAGCATGGGCTAACGGGATGCTCATGGCTGAAGGATACGTAAAAGACGTTGTAGGTGAAATATCCGGAACTGTTGTGTCTGAGATGGAAAGGACCAATAATCAGGTTATGGCTCTTGAAACGGGATACCGAAACTGGTTCAGCACACTTGAAAGCGGTTTGATGTCAGCTATCACTGGAACTAGAGAATTGTCGAGTGTGCTGAGGGATATCGCGATGCAATTGGCTAATAAAATGTTGCAAATGTTGTTGTTCGGCGGGCTCGGCGGTGGAGGTGGCTTGTTCGGCGGGCTGTTCGGTGGGTTGTTTGGCGGGTTGTTCCATTCCGGAGGCGTAGTCGGTCAAAGCAGCGTGCCCATGCGACTCGTCCCGGCCGGTGCTTTCGCAGGAGCGCCGAGGCTCCACAACGGGCTACGCCCGGACGAGTTTCCTGCCATCCTCCAACGTGGCGAGACAGTGTTACCGAGGGGAGCCGACACAGCATCACCAACGAGTGTCAAAATTGTCAACGTGCTCGATCCTTCCATCGTAGGAAACTACCTCGGAACGCCGGAGGGTGAGAAAGTCATTGTAAATATCATGCAGCGGAACATAAGGAGGATTACATAATGCCTCATACAATTGGATATGTTACGGGGACAACAGACGATCCTGCCCACTATAAGTTTTTAGATGTGTTAAAAAACTTTGCGGTAGCTAATGGTTGGGAACAGTTGATGTACGACGGAACGAGTGCGAACCGTTATACGTTCTTGAAAGGCCCCGGGCTGACGGGAGAAGATCCCGTATGGGTCGGGCTCGACACGTACCAGAGCGTTGCGAGCGGATACTACAACGTCGCAGTCGGGGTGGCAACAAATTATCTTGAGTCTCAAACGTACTATAACCAGCCGCAGATGAAACGCATCGGGGTGCCGCTTTTCTACGACAGAATTGACTACTGGATAACGCTGAACGCTCAAAGAATCGTGTTTGTATGCAAGGTCGGGCAAAATTACTACGAGCACGGCTACATGGGGAAATTCATCCCATATTGCTCGCCGCTCCAGTATCCGTATCCGGTATTCGTTGGTGGGATGTTTGGGTATTACTACAATGAATCATATATTCGACAAAACCAACCGTATACATACGGTTCCTACCACGAGGTACCCTATATAGGCGCTCAATATACTGGTTCCGGTTCCAAAGGTTACAACGGACAGGTTTACAGCAGTTTCGACGGCAAATGGGAAGCTGTAAACAAATATACGTTGGGATACTTGGGTATTTCGTTAAACGACGAGAAGCCCATATACAACATTGATTTGACCATGCGGTATAACAGTAAACCTGACTACCAAAGGCTGACTGCGGGCTTGTACGGAACGCTCGATGGCGTGTACAGGATACAGTCCGACTACGACGAGGTTTACCCCGAGGACACGATAACGGTCGGCGGGAACACGTACATAGCGTTTCCGAGCATGAATAGTACAGCGGCGACATATTTAATCAGGATGGACACTTAGGGTGGTGAATGTGTAATGGCGTTCTATACCGGAACATGCACAAGTTACAACGATATGAAAACAACACTTATAAATATCTGCGAGTCAAATGGCTGGACAGCAACAACTGACAGCGCCGGGAAAGATGTGATCTACAAAGAGAACCTTTACATCATGATTGATGTTACGACGGGGAGTTTTAATAGCTTCGGCATCACCGGCCGGACCGGAGTAAACGAAGGCAGCACACCCGGTCGAGTGGGGATTTCCGACTTCTATCAATATGAGAGTTACCCATGCCCCGGACCGGTGCAGTTTCCGGTGAAATACTACTGCTTCACGTATAGCGATATTGACGAGGTTTATTTTTTGATCAATTACGCCGACATGTATCAGTGGGTTGCGTTTGGGAAAAGTAACATCACGTTGCCGGGGACGGGGCTTTGGGTTGCGGGGACTTGTGGGTTGAATCCGAATAGGAAACCTCATTTTATATGTATAAACACATTTGGCGGTACAACAAATAGAACCGATGCTAGGACTGACACAGCAAATGCTGCACTATTTTGGTTTGGTGGGCCATCACCTGTCTATCCCGAAATAATCCCTGCCAAAAATTATTGGCTCCATTCTAACATTAATCCGAGCTATCCTTGGTCTTTGTCTACAGACAATCATTATCAAACTACCCCATTAGGAATAAACTATTTGACTAATCATTTACATAGTCAACCTAACGAATACAACCAGCAATCGCTGCTTTTGCCAGTCTTGGGATATCACAAAAGTGCCATATATTCTGGATATTATACTTTGGTCGCACGCATTCAGAAAGCCAGGCATCTCATGATCAACTACCTAGATCCGGAAACCATCATCTACCACGGTGACGAGCAGTGGATGGTTTTCCCATATTTCAGGAAGGTCTATCAGTCGCCTTATACGTTTTCTTTATATCGGACTGACCACACAGGCAATTTCGGATGGGCCATTAAGAAGGAGGCATAGTAGCCTTGTCGTTTTATTTCGTTCCAACTCCACAGGCTTACGACAACAGCGACTACTCATTCTGGTCATACCACATCTGGGATGCTTCTTTCCAGCTGTCCAACACTAATGATGTTTACCCGCCTGTTTTGTTCGGCGCATTCACTCCAACAAAGCAGATTACTCCCGCACAGCATGATGGCTGGCTCCTGCATGGAGTTTACGATGATGTTTACGGATATGTGCACGTCGATCCTACTTATATCAACGTAGGTACACTCAAAACCGAACAAACCTATACAGTGGAAGTTTGGAACGCTGACCTTGAAAACACAAGGACCCTTCTTAGCCTTGGTTTGGTGAATACGGAGGGCATACAGATCGAGGGACCTCTTTCGTATCCGCACGAATTCGGACCTACGCATGCCGAACTGTACCGCATCAAGGTCGGGCTCGCTGGCCCGCCGGTCATCAATGCAAGAATTACGTTAAACTTCGACAACTACCCAATTGTAATCACCATCGAGGGCCGCCGCTTGGTAGTGTTCTACTGGATGCCGAAGCGAAAATTCACTGAAAAACTCGAATGGCTGACTGACCTTATCGAAACCTATTCAGACGAACAACGCATTGCATTACGGACTGCTCCGAGGCGGCATATCACATACTCATACGCAAAAACGCCGCATTATGGATCGGAAATCGCGACACTCGCAAAGGATTGGATTTTCCGGGCATGGGGCGTGCCTATATGGGTTGAGGCGGAGAAGGTTCAGTCGATCCCGAGCGGTGCAACGACGATCAGCTTCGACACCCGGCACGCAGGCTATACCGATGCAGCTTTCATTTGGGAAAGCGACGACAAACATGAGGCTGTCAACATCACAGAGCTCCGGGAAAACGGCATAGACATAGAGCAGCCGGTCAAAAACAGCTATACCAACGCGCTCATCATGCCGCTTCTTTTCGGTATCATTCAGGACGGGCTCCATATGAAACAAGACTACGCAGTCGTTCAGGCGTCTGCGACGTTTACCATTGTGGACGACAACTACATAGGCTCGCAGAATTATCCGACCGTAGACGGCTATCCGATCCTTCGTGACGTCGGCGTGAAGGTCGAGGAATTCAACGAGCGCATCTATAGAGCGTCGGAGTATATCGATAACGGGCAGGGGCTCATCGAGGTGGAGCCGAACCGGAGCATAATCGAGGAAACGAGCATCCTCGGCAAAGTCACAGCGACGAAAGCGGACCTGTGGAAGTGGAGACAGTTTCTCCACTGGCTACGAGGCCGACAGCAGGCGTTCCTGCTTCCGACTTTCCAGAGAGACATTCAGCTGCTTGAGTTTTTAGGTAGCGGTGCAACGTCAGCGAAAGTCAGAGGACTTGGACTTTCAAACTACGGAACGTTCCCAATGAGAACAGCTATCACGTTCATGGATGGAACGTTAGAATACAGGAAAATAACGAGTGCTGCGCCGATTCCAGATTCCGATGACGAATATGTCACGATTGACGAAGGTTTTACGTTTGACATTTATCCCGACGACATACGCAGGTGGGAAATCGTCAACCTAGTAAGGCTGGACACTGACGAGGTAGAGCTACAATACGACGGGCTGATCATGAAGTGCGCAGCGCCGGTTAAGGTGGTGAAAGCATGAGTTTTTTCGGTCTCGAAACGAGCAGGAGCATGGGACAACCACTGGAGCTTTATGAGTTCACTTATGGTGCTTTTGTCTACCGCTACAACACTACCGCAAGCGAAGTGGTGGTCAATAACCTGCCGTACAAGCCCATGCCGCTAGCGCGTGAGGCTATCACGCTGACGAATGACATTCGAAGATCCCAGCTGACGATCACGGCGCCGATCAATTTCGAGGTTGCCAGTTTTTTCCGAGCCAGTATCCCGGCTTCGCCTATTCTGGTAACCATCAAGAAAAAGCATCGCAACGATCCCGAGGTCATTACAGAATGGATCGGCAGGATTATCACAGCGGAGTGGCAGCACAGTGGCGTCAAGCTCTTTTGCGAATCGTACTACACAGCGATACAGGGAAACGCTAACATGCGATACTACGGCTACGCTTGTCCGCATATGTTGTTCGGCGACAGGTGTAAGCTGAGCCGAATAACCTATCGGATGCTCGCAACAGTGAGCGCAGTAAGCGGTACGAACGTCACGTCTCCGACGTTTGCCACGAAACCGAACCGGTATTTCGTTGGAGGGTATCTAGTGTTCGACGACGGCACGAGCGGGTTGCAGCATAAGCGGTATATCAGCGCGCATACTGGTGACACGATAACACTAGCAAACCAGATCCCGGAACTTACAGTTAACAGACAGGTCGAGGTTTATCCCGGGTGTGACCATACGCTTGCGACGTGCCGGGACAAGTTCAACAACCACTTGAATTTTGGAGGTTTCCCGTGGATCCCGGGGCGCAACCCGTTCACGACGTCGAGTGCTATATTCTGGTAGGGGGTGATGTGAAGTGAGTTTTTCAATGTTGTTTGGGTTGATTCTGCTTTTCGCATTCCTTTCGCTTTTTCTGAGGCCGAAACCTACGCCACCGCCACCGGGGACGATCGAGGATTCTGACGTCCCGATAGTCAACGCCTCAGACCCCGTGCCGCGTATTTATGGCACCGTGTGGATCAAGTCACCTAACGTGGTATGGTATGGGGACCTTCGCACAACACCAATCAAGAAGAGCGAGAGTTACAAATGAGAGTCTATATTCGAGATGCTGTTGAGCTTGGGTACTGCATCAAAGGGATAAAAGAATTTTGCAGGCAATACAATATTGACTTTCGGGACTTGGTAAAAAACGGCATAGACGCTGAAGTGCTGCAAAAAATTGACAATGCGATGGCGGTAAAGGTAGTGGAGCGCGCACGGCTCCGTAGCGAGGGGATGTAGATGGGCGGAAAAGGAAAGGTCGAAGTCACTGTCGGATATAGATACCATCTCGGGCTTCACATGGTATTCTGCGACGCCGCTGACGCGTTGCTAGCGATTGACGTTGGAGACAAAACGGCATGGACTGGCAACGTTACGAGCAATTCGACAATCTATATCAACAAGCCCGACCTGTTCGGCGGAGAGGAAAAAGAAGGCGGCGTTCAGGGCTATGTCGACGTTATGTTCGGTGGCGACACGCAGGGCGTGAATTCGTATCTGCGAAACAAACTCGGTCCCAACACTCCGGCATTCAGAGGCGTTGTTTCGCTCGTTGCCAAGCAAGTCTATGTTGCCGCCATGAACCCGTACGTGAAGCCGTGGAAGGCAAGGTTTCGCAGGATACCAGCTTCGAGCTGGCAGTCAAGTTATGCGAATATAGGCGGAAACGCTAACCCTGTTCATATCATCTACGAGCTTATAACCGAACACGGCTTAGGTCAAATAGATCAAACTTCATTTACCAATGCCGCTAGAACTTTGTATAACGAAAATTTCGGCATAAGCACGATTTGGAGCGGCGGTTCAATCGAGGAGTTTCTGCAGATGATCCTCGACCACATCGGCGGGGTGCTGTTCGTCAATCCTACGACCGGGCTGTTTCAGATTCGACTCATCCGGAACGATTACAACGTCGGCTCATTGCCAGTGCTTGACGAAACATCGATCAAAGAGATGGTCAGCTACCAGCGGATTGCACTGTCCGACACCGTCAACCAGCTGACTATTTATTATACTGACTTCGACACCAATGAAGAACGAAGCGTGTGTGTGCAGGACCTTGCGAACTTCGCCGCGCAGGGGAAAATAGTGTCCGCCGAGAAAAAATACCTCGGGATAACGAACCTTTCGCTTGCGACTAAGGTAGCCATGCGGGACCTTGCGGCGTCTGCGGCGATGCTGAGCAAGCTCACAATCAAGGTCTCCCGGAAAGCATACAATCTGGTCCCGGGCGACGTGTTTGTGTTCAAGTGGCCGAAACTCGGCATCGAGCAGATGGTGTTTCGTGTCGGTGAGGTGAATTACGGGACCCTCAACGATTCGACTATCACGATTGAAGCAGTGGAGGACGTCTATTCGTTGCCGACGGCTTCGTACATCGAGATTCAGGACCCCTACTGGCAGGAGCCTGTCGGAGATCCCACACCATGCCCGCAGCAAAAGCTAATGGAGGTTCCATACTGGGACCTTGTGAGGTCAATGTCGCCGGCGGATTTTGACTACCTCCCGAAAAATGAAGGGCTTGGTTTCGTTAGTGCCGTCGGCTCACGTCCGGGGGGCGTTGCGCTCAATTATGACCTTTACACGTCCACATCATCAGACAGTGGCTATGTGAAACGCGACACCGAAAGCTTCTGTCCGATCGCTTTTTTGGCGGCCCCTGTCGGCTACACTGACACCACGTGGCAGATCGAAAACGGAGTGGACCTTGACCTTGTGAGAACGGGCGACACGTTTTATGCCATAGTCGAAGATGAAATTGTGCGAGTCAATACCATCACGACGAACAGCGTCAGCGTGGCGAGAGGATGCCTCGACACGGTTCCGAAGCCTCACGCGGCCGGTGTGGTGGTGTTTTTCGCAAGCGGCTGGCAGTCGGTAGACCAGACGGAAAGGGTATCGGGGCAGACGATATACGGAAAATTGTGCCCTCGGACCGGGAAAGGTGTATTGGAGCTTTCTCAAGCACCGACCTTGAACATTACGCTCGCAGACAGGTTTGACCGGCCGTATCCTCCAGCATATTTCCGGATTAATGGATCGGCATACCCTGACGGCATGACAATAGAAGGTGGAAGTCTTAATTTGTCGTGGTATCATAGAGACAGGACACAGCAGACAGCGTACCTAGTCGCCGACACGGAGGGGAACATTGGACCGGAGACCGGAACGACGTACACCGTAGAAGTGCGCAAGGTGTCTGACAATTCGCTTGTGACGAGCGAGACTGGGATAACAGGCAACACTGCGACAATAGATCCGCTTGGACAGGATATGCAGGTTTACGTGGACTTGTGGTCAGTCCGTGACGGTTACGCGTCATTGCAGAAGCACAGAATTACAATTGACTATTACAGAGCACCAAGACGGCTTACCGAGAGCGGAGAACTAAGAGCAACAGAAGATGGCACAATTAGAATTACAGAGGGGTGATAGGTTGTGGCGTTAAAGATATCGGAAATACCAACAACGTTAAGTACAATTACAAATGAAACGTTAGTTGAGGTTTCGGAGAAGGTCGGGGAAACGTACATAACGAAAAAGTACGACCTAAAACAAATTTCAGACTCCATCGTGTTCAACCACGTAATAAACGTGCTCGCATACAAGGGCAATGCTGCATGGCAGGCCGAGGATGAGGTAGCCGTCATTTTTTCGCCTGCGCTCACTATAACAGGCGTCAAGCTCTTTTCACTGGAGACTGGAAGCGTGAAGGTTGACATCAAGAAAAATGGCTCTTCAATTTGTGGGTCATCGCTTCCGGAGATAGTGTCCGGCACATCCTATTCGGACATGACGCTTGACGGCTGGATCACGTCCGTTTCGGAGTGGGACCAGCTTTTGTTTGAGATCGTGAGTTGTACGGATATTAAGAATTTCGTCATCGCCTTGTCGGTGCAGATGTGAGGTGGTATAGATGGCGTTTTTAGCTGGCTGGAGCAAGCGGCAGAAGCTGACGATCGACCACACTCAAGTGGACGATGAGCTAACCGACTTTCCCGTCAAGGTCATCGTGTCAAGCGATAACCCTCTCTTCGACACGGCAAAGAGCGACGGGTCTGACGTGCGGTTCACGGCGGCTGACGGCGAGACGTTGCTGAAATTTGAGCGGGAAGTGCATGACACAACAGAAAAAATAGCGGTGTATCATGTGAAGATCCCTTCCGTTTCCTCCACAAGTGACACGGACTTTTACTTGTACTATGGCAACGCTTCTGCTTCTGATGCCTCAAGTCCAAACGACGTGTGGGACAGCAATTACAAACTTGTCATGCACATGGGATCGTCGCTTGAGGACAGCACGAGCAACGGTAATGACGGCACGAATTACGGTTCAACCCTTGGCCTGGCGAGTGATGGGTATTACCGGAGTTTTGACGGGAATGATTATATATCGACATCATTAACAATACCGGCATTGTCGGTCGCCGATGATTATACATGGGAGTGTATGGTAAAAAATCATGTTGAATCTCATCCCTATAGCCCCATTATAGGGAATAGACTTGGGGGTTCCTCGTCGCCTCTTGCCTTTATAAAACTTACCTCTATCCAATTCGAGTGGTACGTAGGAGGGCAAGAGGGAATTACTCTTGCATCAGCAATAGGTACTTCTGATTTTGAAGTACATATAGTACAGAAAGATGGGGCATCTTTAGTACATTTTGTTGATGGGACCAGAGGTAATAGTTCAACAATATCCAGTGCCATGCCAGACACAAACCCGTTTTTTATTGGGGGTGACCCTGGCAAAGGTGAATATTCAGAATGTGACATCTCCGAAGTCCGGATATCCTCCGTTGCCCGTTCCGACGCATGGATCAAGGCAACGAGCGCAAGTTTGCATAACAACTTACTTACGTTCGGGAGCGAGGAAAGCGCAGCGCCACCGATACAGGGAGTGCATCAGGGTGTGCAGATTATATTTATATGAGGAGGTGTTTTAGGATGCCTAGGTCGGTTGTATGCATAGATCCCGGACATGGCGGGTACGATCCCGGAGCCGTCGCTTTCGATGGTCTACGTGAGAAAGACGTTGCACTCGACATCGCTAAAAAGCTGGCTACGAAACTACGGTCCTTTGAACTGGACGTGGTAATGACACGGGAAACCGATGTGTACATCACGTTGCTGGAGCGTGCATACATCGCCAACGAAGCAAACGCCGACCTGTTTGTATCAGTTCACACGAACAGCGTCACGTCGAGACAGGCACACGGTGCCGAGGTGCTGGTGTATTCTCTCTCTTCGGCATCTGTACCAGTCGCTGAAGACAT